TGATAATGCCTCGCAACTGATATTCAGAAATATCACTCGCGCAGGATAAACACAGCGAGCCGCTGCGATTTCTCGTAACGGCTCTCCCGGTGCTGTGGTTGTGGCCTGCATGCCTCTACGACGGTCCGTGCTTTCAGGGTTGTGGCAGCTCTGCTCGTGACTCTGTGTTGTAGTGAATTGTGCGACCGTCTTTGATCCAGCTGCCGAATGCACGATTGGGAGCTTTTGGACGTGGAATCCATTTGCGAGACCAAATTAAATCCGCAGCGGAAGTTCGCTCTACCATCTGCAACGTATCATCGTATCCCTCAGGCCAAACCATGTTTCGAAATTCAAAAACGATGTTGGCTTGATTACTGAACGTGGATGATTTTTCTGAAGGAATGTAAGTGTCGGAGTCTATATCTTCTGTGCCAAAACGATCGGTGGTGTAAACCACTAAGATCCCACGTTCTAAAATTGAGTACCAGTTTCGATCCGGATCGATTTCATTGCCTATTCCCCAATCGTTGTATTGAGCACCCATCAACGGTTGCACACTGACGATTGGAAAGTTACCGAATGGTGGTGTTCGATTGTAATTTGATCCGGGTGGTCCGAGGGTTTCTGTCAATTCGTCTTCTAGTTCCGTTTCCGTTGTTGATGTGTATGACATCCAATTCGTGTAGATGAAACTGTCCGGGCTGAAGGTCCATTTTATTTTGATCCGAAATTCGCCCGAAACTGCACGAATCGCGTTTCGCACCTGATACGCCCACCAGTAGCGACGATACGTTCTGAACCACGGAAGCAACAGATTGGGAGTTTCTACGTTTTCAGTTCTGCCCAGCCATCGCATAACCATGTCGTCTGATGGTGTCGTGTCGACGTTTCTGCCGACAAGCATACGATCGGATGCCGCTGCGTATAGATTCGCTACTCGACAAAACAAGTTGGCGTAATCCTCATTGTTGTCAAATAGGTGGGGTCTTGGGTCTGGATGTACAATAGTCGGCAACAGTTCAAGCGTGATGGTGTGCCCTGCTGTTATCGCGTAGTTGTCATCTTGATCGAGGTTCGCGTTTGTTTGATCTACTGTTGTGCCGAAATAGGCAATGTTTCGCAGGCTGGAAGGCCCATAGATACACAAAGGGTTTTCACTATCTCCATCTGCTAGTTTTGCCGCCCAACTAGAACGATATCCAAGCGTGTGAAGAATAGCACCATCACCATAGTTCGCTGACGGAAGATCTGAAACGCTTCCTGATGATGTGGTCACGAACGTGCCGTATTTACCAAACGTACTATACTTGCCGGACTCCGGAGATAATATGTCCACCACCCCTTCGTTGTTGGTGCAAGCGTAGCTTATCAAAACAGTTTCGTTTTCGATGTTACTTACACCGCTAAAAGTCGGTGTGATGTCGTCAGTCGAATTTGGGACATTCAACCAAATCACCCAATTCCTAGTCCATGTTTCTCCGGGTGTCCAGTTTTCTAATGTGCCGAGTGTGGCTAGTAAAATAGCATTACTTCCGCACGCTCCAATTATTGTGTTGATTGCTGTGGACGGGGCTGATGTTACTGTTGGCACATCATCATACCCGGAGCTGATCAGCTTGCTCGCTGTTACGCCAGTACCGAAGCCAAATGACTGCTGGTTGATTGATCCAATTATTTCGCCGGTCTCTGCATCGAACAGCGTCGCTCCTGCCCGTGTCAGTTTTCCGCCTGAAGTGTTGTCGACAGAAAAGCCCTTGAAGTCACCAGAAAACACTGTCCACACAATCGTCAGTTCAACCGCCTTATGTGGCCACGGCCCGCCGGTCACCGTGACCGATGACACCTCTGTGAGAGCATCAATCGTGGCTTCGATGGTTGCATTTGACGCAGTAACAGCGAATACGCACGCTACGTTGCCAACAGTCGTCAGCGTGACGTTTCCGATTTTGTAACTGTGCCCGTGCAACGTGTAGTATTTCGTGGCGTTGTTATCATCAAAATCAACCAGTTCCAGCACTGGCGGCGGTCCACCACTGGTCACAATGTTTCCGCCGCTAAGCCCGAACAATTCTATTGGGAAATCCGTTGGTCGATAATTGCCTTTCGCGGTTCCGGTGACAAACGCACCGGGGACAACGATATCGCTTTCAACGCTGCCGTCCTCTGCGTTAAGAGTCACCCAATGCAATGCCTCTGCTGCGTTGGGAGACAGTCCGGGAGATGCACCGACAATGCGAGCCTCTAAATACACTGTATCGAGTTCGAGTGTTGCGTCTGCTGTGGTTAATCCAGCTGTTATTTCAAATGCTGGCAGTGTGCTGATTCCAGTAGTTCCAAACGCCGTGGTGATGGTCATCGATGCCCAACCCCATGCACCACTACCCGGTAGGTTTACTACACTTCCGGTGTGCCATGTACCGTTCAGTCGGACTCTCGCACTACTAATTGTACCGTCAGAATTGGAATCAAACCGCACACGCATCCACAGCGTAACACTCGTGATTGAACCAGTTTGCAGAAAGTTTCGCAGCGTCCATTGCTGCGACTGCGTGTCGGGTGCCCCGCTCATCGGCAACACCGGGCTGCACACGTTACCGTCTCCTGCAACCGGCTGCAGAATGTTTTCGTTGATATTTGTAACGGTGCGATTTGTCCACACGGCATTCAACGTCGCACGTGGGCGAATAAACTCAGTCAGCCCCGGACGTATCCACGTGCCACCACCGATGGATGATTGCACACGTTTATTGAGCACTGTATTTGCTGGCACATACCAGCCGGTGATCAGATCACTGTTGTAATGTGGTGTCCATCCTTCACCGGGACCATACTCCCACAGTGTTTCGCCTGTAGATGTGTCATATCGGCGAATTGTGATATTCGCCTCACCGCAACTACAGCACACCTTAAACGCCATGTGATTTACCTCGAAGCCATCGGCCCGCAATCGCCCATGAACCACCAATGACCGTCTATTTTCATTGCGAATCCCAACGTGTCAGCCTCATAAGAATCCGATTCAGAATGATTCCACACGGTCATTTGCTCGGTGCCCTCGGTGTATTCCTCGTCGTCATTTGACCATGTGCAGCGTGTAGCCAGGCAGCTGGTGGCACCGGTTAAGGCGTGCGTCGCTACACCTAAAGCCGCGTCCAGAATCACGGCACGTGGTGGCGCACTGCGAGGGCTGTTTTCTTTGTACGCATTTTCCTGCGTGTTGATGCCCAGCAGCAGGGCTTCTGCGTCTTCCTTTGCGAATCCGTAGGTGCTTTCGTCGGCCATGTCAGATCCTCAGAAAACTGGCAAAAGCAACTTCCTGATACATGGCGAATTCACGAACACTCGGAGCTGTTCCTACTGCGACCTTGCCACCGGATCCGTTCAGACCACCTAAAATGATGTTTCCCGCAGCGTCCTCGTAGGGCAACTGATCTGTGCCGACCTTGTACACGGTGCCCACGTCTAGCCGCTTGTGTTTCCAGTTGCGTTTATCGTATCGCAACGAATACCGTGTTAGCCTGCGTTTGCGACCGTAATAAAAACCAATAACCGACGACATGACAGTGCACAGCAACGTGCCTGCTGCTCGCCCCTTAAACGGAACGCTGTTCACCACTTCATTGCGATCAATTATGGTTTCATCACTTATTGATGGTGATTCGAATTGGAAAAACTCCCAGATTGGAATAAACCGCGCCCGTATCAATCCGTTTTCAAATGGCTGGCCTGCACTGTTCGCTACGGCGACACCATCAAAATCCTTTGTCACAATTTCCTGCAATCGCTCGAATTTGGTTTCGTAAATCGGCACCCATTCCTGCGGATCTTGCGAGTCGCTTTCTTTTTGCTGCGACTCATCAACCTCGCTTGAAAACGTTGCCGTAACGTCCCAGTATCGTGGGTGTTCCTCACGCCGTACGGCTGTTACCGCTTTGCATACCGCATTGCCAAACGATGACACCGACACATTCGCAACAGGCAGGCCTGGCGTTGCGAGAATCGTGAGGCGGCTTTCGTTCGCGGAATCGGCCTTGACGAGAAAATGAAACGTCTCGTCGAGAATTGGAATCCCGCCTGACGATCGAATCGCTGACTGTCCCTGGCGTTGTTCGCCGAGAAGCACTGAGGCCATTATGGAACCTGAATTTCTGTTGCTTTAATGCTGAGGTCTAACTGCGTTGTGCTTGATGCAGTCCCGAGTCGAGTCACGTAAGAACCAGTAGCACGGTCGACGTTTGGCATGATGCCGCCGGCTGTTGGTGACACCAAATACGTTTCACCGACAACCATTGTGGTTCCCACTAAAATGACAGGGCCACCACTCGCCATGATTCCGTAACCGTCGGTCACTCCTGGCGTCATCGCGATTCCCTCAGCGGCGGCGAGTGCTAACGATGCGTTAGCATCTGCGGCGACGAACTTGCTCGAGCTTTGCGCAAGCGGCTGACCGACTGATACCGTGCCTCCGTATTGCACCAAACGAAACTGCGTGTTCGCTGTGGGTCTGACTGCTGTAATGCCGCTGAGATCCGCCATTATCTGATCCTCTTGAATCCGTTTTCTTTTGTCGCCGTCACCAGCTGCGTCAAAATCGTGGTTTGAGTTTCTGCCACTTTTACGGCTCGCTGTTGTTCTTTGTAAAGCTGCTCCGCTTTTTTGGCAATTTCCGTTTCGCCCGGTGTAGGCTGGTCCGGCACGGCAGCTACCCCGATCTGGCTGTTGACTCTGTCGGCAGCAAATTTAGCGGCCTCTGCAGATCCGACTTCCATTCCTGCGCCCGGGCCTGCGGCGACGTCGGCGCGTCGTTGCTGTTGCTTCTGTTCCTGCTGCGTGAAGTAATCCATCGCCGCCTTGCGTGCGTTCTCCAGATCACGCTGGAACTGTTCTTCCGCTTGCTTTTCCGCTCGCTCGCGTTCTTTCTTTTCGTTCTCGATCGCTTTCAGCCGTGCTTTTTCCTGATCCTCGATTCGCTTCTTCTCGTCTTTGGCCGCCTGCTCCTGCTGTTTCTTATGTTCCTCCAGAGTCTTTCGCTGCGCTGCTGCTGCTTCCTGTGCGGCCTTTTGTTCTGCAGCCGCTACTTGCTTCGCTGCGGCTTCTCGTTTTTGCAGGTTCTTATCGGACGCTCGTGCCTTAGCGTCTTCCGCATCTCGTTCGCGTTGTTCAATTCGGTCTAGTAGCTTGTCAATTTGCGTAATGTCATTCACGCCCGTCGTGGCAGTGTTGAACACATCTCTGACAAACGCCACCATTAACGACAGCCCATCGACGACTCGTTGAATAACACTCACGATGTCGTCGAGTACAGGCTTGACTAAATCAAACGCTTCAAACAGCATTAGGCCCAATGGTGCCAATGCCTGACCCGCTGCAGCCAGTTTCTGTTCCATATCGCTCAGCGCAATGTTCATTTTACCGCTTAAAGTTTCCGACAGCCTTTCAGTCATGCCGTAGAACATTCCACCTTCTGCAGTGGCGTTTTCGAATGCTGTTCGCACTTCATCAGCCGAAATACCTCCGGCCTCCATGCGGGCTTTTAGTTCCAACAGGGTTTCGCCGGTGTCTTTGCTGATTTGCTGCAGCGGGTTGAAACCTGCATTGACCATCTGAAGCAGGTCTTGCCCCATCAAACGCCCTGCGGCCGTAGTCTGTGAAAACGCGAGCGATAGCATTTTGAATCGCTCGTTGTTACCGCCAGTGACGTCCGACAACATCTGCAGATTCTTCTGCACGTCCTGCGCTGCGACGCCGAAACTCAGCATTGTTTTCGTGGCTTCGGATGCATTTGAAAACGTTACCGGGGACTCTGCAGCGAACTGGCGGATTTGCTCGAACAACTGCCGGCCTTCTTCTACACTGCCGGTAAGCACTTCAAAGGCTATGGTTGCGTCCTCAACCTGCGTTGCCAGTTGCAGCGATTTCGCTACGGTCTGGAATCCAATGTAAGCGGCTGCCATGCCTTTAATAGAGGATATCGCTGACGCGGAAGACGACTGAGATTCTTTCGTAGCTCTCGCTGTATCGCGAATTGCCGGAGCGACTTGCTCATGTTTTCTCTTGAGATGCTCTACGGCATTTCCGTATTCCCTAGATTTTTTACCGGCCTCACTAAACGCACGATTCAGCAGGTCCAGTTCCTGCTTGTACTTCTCTGCCGGCGGAACGGACTGCCGCATTATCGTGGCCACCTTTGTGACCTCGCTCTTAGCGAGATTTGCACCCTCGCTGAAGTTTGACACGTCCATTCCAAGCCGGACGTTTAATGCGGTAATCGTTGTCATGTGAACCCGAATGCTCTCTTCAGAATATCAGACTGTGCTTTCGGATGTGTTATGCCGCGAGTTTTGCGTTTCGTCCGTTTTTGCCATCGCAGTGAATCGGACGGCAAAAAATCCACCACGCTCATCGTGTCCATTTTGACGCCTCGCGTAGCTGCCAGAATCGCACTGTTTGCGTGCACTGTCGCGGCGATCGACGCGACTTGTTCCCAGTGCGATCCGAACGGCTCACACTGGTAATATGCCCACCATACTTCAAACACTCTTTCCGGAATTGAGTCTAACCACGCTTCCGGATCATCTATTCCAAGCTCGAGACAGACTCTGCAAGCGAACCTGAGACGGTGGTTGAGACGGACTCCCCCAGCATCTCGGGAGCCTCACTGACTCGCGTAAACTGCTGGCATTCCTCAGACAGTTTTTGGTAGAACCCCAAATCGATCGACCCGAGCGACTTCAGTTCGGTGTCCTTGAACAGCCGCTCGCCCTCGTCATCGATCCACATGCGAGCAACAAGCAACAGAATCGCGTCGTTCAGATTTGTCGCGTTCCACTTTCCATCTTTGTCGACAAGTGACATTTGATACTGAGAAAACTCCAGCGGTGTTGGACGTTGAATCCGCACCGCATTTCCGTTGATCTCAATATCTTTTGTCGCTCGCTTTGTGAGCTTGCCTAACGTCGCTCGCGTTAGCGTCATAGGTCGTCATCCTCTTGTGGTTGCAGGTCAATATCGACGGGCATGACAACGCCGCCGATGGTCAGTGCTGCCGTTTTATTAACGGCCTCGATCAGTTCGGCTTTCGTGTTGTCGTCAAAGGTGACGATACACTGCAGCCAGGAATCGGGTTCCTTTGGCAAATACCCAACCTGAATGTCATCGCAAAACACGATCCATTGACCGTGGTCGACTGGCGTTCCGTTGGGTGATTCGCCCACGTGATCAATCAACTTGATATCCATCATGCTTCCCGAGTCTGTGCGAGTGATTCACCAGTCATTTTGAGGGTAAATTCAGAGTCCATCGTTTCATTGTTGGCCATTTGAGGAAATGCCACACGGCTGAAAAATGCTTTGCCGGTGATTGTGCCGCGAGTCACTCCGCTGGTTGCAGTGCTCACCTGCGGCAACGTGACCGTCACCGTTGCAACGGTGCCGTCGATAGGCGGAACTCCCAAGGCAGCACTGAACCGCACTACTCCGCTAATTTCGTTCGGGACGGCCAAATCATGCGGGTCAACTCGCATAAAGCCAGTATCGGACAACAGCGTGACGTCTCTTTCTCCGAGCGTCCATTCGCCGGGATTGATCGAGACGATGTTTCCAGCCCATGCAGTGGTGATGCCAGTGGTCTGTGCACCGCCCAAGGTGATCGTTGCTGTGTTTCCAGTTTTGAAACGTGTTCCGGTAGCCATGTTCAGATTGTCTCCTGATATGCGATCATGTAATCAAAAACGGTCAGGTAGCGATGTTCCTGTGAACCATCCGTCGGCCGCTCATCCAATGTCTGGATGCCTCCGGAAATCATCACAGATTCAATAAACACACCACCCATTGCTCCGGTATAACCCTGCAGATTACTTGTCCTCACGGCTTCTGCGATCAGATTCGCACCGGCTCGTGTCGATGCAAACGCAGTGAACTCAACTCTGCTTCTGACGATTCCTGCCAGTCCGTTAATCAAATGATCGTGAATGGTGCTGATGACTGTGTAAGTCAACGCTCCGCCAGTTCGTATTGTGTAGCCCTGTGGCAGCACGTCTGGATAGATCCGGCTTGACACCAGCGCCGCTACGCCGGTGTTCGCTGCTAGGTATCCTCGTACTGCACTGCCGATGTCCGCCATTAGTTGGCCGCCTGTTTTGCGGCTGCATCAATTCCCGCTTTCAAACTTGCTTTTACTGCCGATGCTGCTGCCGATTTTGTTTCGTCCGCCGTTCGTTTGACGAATTGATTTACCTTTCGCACCGTTCCAGCATCGCGACCCCACAACACTTTTCGATTGTGATCCCGCGAAAACAGATTTCCGTGACCGCCTCCGTCACTGTACGATGGTCCCACCAATCCCAGACGGCCGACGATTTGCCCGAATTTGCGTTGTGGACGCACGACAGAGCGAATCGTGGTTTTGAGCTTTTTGGCACCACTCCATTTCTGTTTCGTTTTTGCTGACTGCTGTCGTCTGCCGTCCTGACTTTCTGGCGTGTTGGCAATCATTGCCGACTCAACCGGACGGCTGCCCGCCTCAATCGCTTTTGTCAAAACTGTTGTTTGCACCTCGTACACCAACTTCTGCAGCGACTGCACTAACTCATCACCGTTAATCAATTCCATGCCGACCGACACGCCATGCCGTCGGCCGACAGTTTGTTTTCGAGGTCTGGCCATTACAGCACCACCGATTTGCAATAAAGTTCGCGATACCGATCCATTCCCTGCACCGGCTTAACGTAGACGATGTAGAATCGCTGCCCCTCGAAGTCGATCGCCATTTCTGGCGTGTAGCCGCTTCGGTACCGCACGGTGAAAATCGCACTGATACCAGCCTCCACCTGTCTACCTCTTGCTCCTTCTCCGCCAGTTGTCGGTTCCATCTTTGCCGGTTCATCGGCTAACCAACGATTGACCGTCACCACAGGCTGGCCAGCAGCGTCCTGAGTCGTAGTTTCCACGCTGACCGTGATGCGGTGCCGCATTGTCCCGAGCCGGAATTTTCGTTCAGGGCGAAACGTCATGGATAACTGGCTCTCATTTTTTTGGCCACCAACGCCTCATAAGCTTTTCGTTCTCCCGGTGAAGCAATCATGTCTCTGTCTTCAAACCGATTCGCCAGGCTAAGCTTGATTGCCATGCGATCCAATTCCGGACACGCGGCCGACGTCGTTCCATAGCCTGCCGTGTAAGTAATTCGCACGGCCTCACTACGATCCTGCAGCACAGGCTTTACAAATGTGTCCAGAAATCGCACCTCGTCGCCATTCAGATAATATTCCGACGAGGAAATAGTCTGTTCCGTTCCTGCGGCATCCATGTATTTGACCGACGATATCGCAATGACCGGCCGAACCGTCAACGTGATGACCTCCAGCAGTTTTGGCAGCCGATGCTCGAGCGTGCGTGTGATCAGTGCTATTGACGTGTCTCGTTCCCATTCCTCACGCGCGGCCGCGATGATTGACACAAGTTCCGTGTCGTGGCTATCGTCGCTTGCCCCGATGCTGAGCTGTGCTTTCGCTTCTGCGATCGTTACTGGTTCGCTGGTCGGTGGTGTCACTACTCTGACCGTGTGGCGAATCTCCTGATCCTTGATTCGCGTCGTTCGGCTCGGGTAATAATCTTGCCACGTTGTTGCGTTGCAGAACATCAAACACACCTCCGCCTATCACATCCAACTGGAACCGAGAACCCATACGATAACCGCGCCAGTCCTGCATTAACTCGACTTGCATGATTCAATCCATTCGTTCGGGTATGCGTGCACAGCTTCGTATGAGGTAGGGTCCACCATAACAACCATTTCCTCGAGATGTCCGATTCGCGTCTGGGGATCGAGATAGACGGTGTTGCCGGCTTTCTCCCATTGCTTCCAAAACCAGATGTCGTCATCGATTCGCAGATCACCCCATTCGCCGTGTTCGTCTGGCTGTGACCAGAACCAGGGCTTTGGTACGTCCTTTAGTTTTCGCAGATCGATTACGGTTAGGCCGAAGTGTGCGGTTGAGACCTGCAACGGCTCGCCCGTTACCTCGACTGATGATTTTCCTTTGATGCTCGCCAACATCGTCTTATTGCCACGTCGGATCTGCATTGATGCGAGTGCGTCAATGTGCGGATTTGCTTCAAGCGTTCCAAGCAGCCGCATGATGTCTGAATCTGTGAACAGAGAATCTCCATCACAGATCACAGCAATATCCACTTCGCGTTCTACGGCCTGCTGCAACATCCGCTGCATGCATTGGCCATAGAACACACCTTGCGAATCCTGTAGAGGAATCTTTGCGGATACAAATGCCGCATCAATGTGGTCTCGACAGAGTCCGTTGATATATCGCGGCGATGTCATCATCCCGCACACTTTGACAGATTTTAAGGTCACTCGTTTGCTCCGGGTGTTGTGAGAATGTTTCAGCCAATCGCGACGAAGTCCGCCTGTCCTGTGGTGCCTGATGGGTTCGTGTCCAGCACCAAATCAGCCACTGCCGACAGTGCTACCACACTGTTCGTGGTGTGAGTGCCAGGCGTCGCGAACAGGCGGATATAACGCTTTCGCGTACCGTCCTGATTCACATGAAATTTTGCGACACGCCCGGCTGTGGTCGACAGTGTGACCGACAGCTGCATCGTGGTTGTCGAAATGTCTGTGAAGTCGGTTGTGGTTGTGGTGTCCGATTCCTGAATCTTGACCACGACCGGAGCGGCGTTTGTGTTTGCTGCTGCTGAAGTGGTAAGAATGATCGTCGCGTAATCCGCGTTACGCATATCAACAATGGATCCAGCAACCGTGGCAGTTGCGGCTGCCGTCTGCGATGACAGTGCAATCACTGCCTGAGTCATTTGATTCGGTTTCATGTTTTTACCTTATGAAAATGATTTCGTTTTGTTCTCAGAAAGACCGGAACGCCAGCGAACCAGCGTTCCGGCCGGGTCCACCCGGAGCGACGAGTGGGTCAGTTATCAGCCCATCTGAATCATCAGCAGCGGACCTGCAGCCGAAGCCGTTCCGCGTTCATGCACGTTGATGTCGAAACGCTCCGTCACTCGCAACGCCAAAGCGTCCTGAGCAAAGTACAGCGATTCGTCAGCCCGCAGCGTCACGCCGCGACGTGTGCCCATCGTGGCAGCCATTGCCAGATCACCGAAGTAGGCAATCTTGGTTCCGGACGATGCCGTTGACGGCAGTGTCTGAATAAACCGCACTGGATAGCCAAGAAACTGCAGCACAGGGCCGCTTCCCAGATCTTGCACGGTGTTTCCACCGGCAGCCATCTGCAGGCGTCCCATAGACGCATGGTAGACGGCTTTGTGCACGTACCACGCTGGCTGAATGCCTGGGAATTCTGGCAGTTTGCCGACGGCTTCCTGAAACGTGCCGATCAGCAAATTGGACAGGGCCGTAACGCCGGTTGCCGTGACGATTGACCCTGCAGCCAGGGCATTCGCCACACCCGTGATACCTCCGAACGTGCTGGTAGCATCACCGAGAAAACCGCACTGGTCTTCACGGACTGCCAGAGCGTAGGCAAACTCCCGAGCGTAGTAATCCGCGACTGAAATGATTGAATCTTCATTCAGTTCGCTGGAATACTGCGTCAGAGCAGCCAATTTCTTGGCTTCCAGTCGCACTTGATCCAATGCGGTGACGGATGTCGTGATCGTGTCATTCTGTCCCACGAAATACGTGGTGAATCCAGACACGCGACGAGGAACAAGCGAAACGTCTGAAGTCATTGGCCAGTTCATGGCGTAACGCCGGAACATGCCGAATTCCTCCTTCAGGTCGATGAGAGCGTTTTCCAACACTTCCGGGACGAGGTAGCCGCCATTGCTGTTGTCGTCGCTGCTGTGCTGCATGGATACGCCATGATCCTGCAGCCACATTTTAGACTTCTGATCACCACCGATGGCAGCCATCAAGAAACGGCCGGTCAGATAGGCGTTAGCTTCTGCGTCTGGCCCCTTGAAGTGCTTGACAGTGCCGTGACGCTTCGCAGTCGCGGGGACTTTGACGCGAGGCGGGTCTGCCGTGGCAATTGCCGTGCTATCGGTCTGGCCGCCGACTTCAATTGAGCCGATCGAGCGAACTCGAGCGGCTGAATTCTGCGACATCCGTGCCGCTCGCTTTTCGTCTGCGTAGAGTTTCTGCAGAACTCCGGGCTTGTCGTCCGTGCCCTGAATGCGATCAACTTCAGCAGTTTCTTCTGCCGTCAGATCGCGGTTCTCCTCTTTTGCCAGAGCAACAATTGCGTCGACTTTGCCAAGCTCTTCGTCGATCTGCTCACGAATTACCTTGAGATTCCAAATCATTTTCACGGTTCCTTGAGTCGTTGTTATGCCGACTCAGGCCATGAAAAAAGCGGCGCAAAAAGTCGGCGAATTGGTTTCGCTTTGACTTTTCCGGCCGCTAACGAGTTGCTCAGAAAATTCGTGTTCGATGCGGGATGTCTCCCCCGCGTGATTGTGATTCTAGGCTACTTCCGTCAGTTATGTCAATATATTTTTGCGACTTAGCACTTACCGCCGCATTGAGGACAAATACCGGGGTTTCGACCACCGGCACAAATCAGCCAGACGATCAGCCATAATCCGCCGGTGAGCAAGCTTAGCAATAAATGCAGTACATGGTTTGCTGTCCGCACATCCGCGACAACTCGCTTGTGGCATTGTTTACAGTTACGAGCTTCTTTAATCATCGCCATAACGAGTCTCCCAATAAAAAACCCGCTCACGAGTGGTCAGGCTCGTGGCGGGTTTCTTAACACGGCCGGAACCGCATTATTTATTGTTTACCATTTCTGACCAAATGGCTGTGCTGCAATCGTAAGTTTAGCAGGCCCACTGATCAAGCGTTATCGGCCGAACATCGCTTTTAATTGTTGGAGTCGTATTTCGCGTGATGCAATTACTGCGGGAGTCCTGCTGCCTGCGTGCGGCTCATGAGGGTGAGTCTTATCAGGCTTTCCGCCATACATCGCTTTGGCAAACGCTGGCGCGTCGACGACAATATCACCGACCTCTGTGGCAAAGCCGGCAGCGACTGCCTCAGAGGCTGTGTACCATGTTTCCGCGTCAAGGATTTCTTTAACTGCGTTGCGGGTTTTCTTTGTTCGTTCTGTGTAGGCGTCAAGAATGGAATCGCGATATTTATCCAGCACGTCGGCCGTTTTGCGAAGCTCTTCTGCAGATCCCATGGCCATCGTCCAAGGATTGTGCACCATCATCATCGCGTTTTTTGCCATGACGACACGATCACCAGCCATGGCGATGTAGCTGGCGATTGAGTAAGCTGATGAATCCACTACGACGTCAACGCCGCCCTGATGCCGCTTGAGTGCGTTGAAGATTGCCCGCCCTTCGTCGACGCTGCCACCAGGTGATGAAATTCGCAGCGTAACTCTGCGCCCAGACATTTTGGCCAAATCAGGCAGCACTGTGGATGCGTCGATCATTCCCCAGAATGAGGAACCGATAGCGTCATAAAGAAAGATTTCGCCTGTTTCGTGATCAGCTTGGTACATAGTTTGCGACCTTTTCGACAAAAGAGTCATGGACAAAAATGGAATTGACTCGTGTCGTCCCGAGTCGCGTGTAACTGTGCTCGGCCGCGATTGCTTTCAACGTCGCAGCGTTATTCTGAATTGTGAACCCATCACTTAACTGTTCACCCAGTAACCAGCTAGGAACTTTTTGAACGATATCCGCATTTTCCGGATGACATCGGTCAAAATGCTCCACCATCACGATGTGCGGAGTGCATCTTGAGAGAACCTCGTCCAGAATAATTGAATCAATACTGTCGACGTCAATTACAACCAGCAGCGGAAACGGTGCGAACTCTTTTACATTGTCCGGCACGAATTCGCCTCGATGTGTCGCTTTTGGGTATCTGACTATGAGCATACCAAGCGATTGTGAATCTATTTCAAACAACAGGCACTCATTGCCGCTTTTGTAAAACGGGGCGATTGTCAGCGGTAGCGTCTCGCCGTTTCCTGCTCCTATTTCTACACATTGGCCATCCATCACACCGATGGCTGCGGTTATTGCCAGCAAAATACGCTGCTCGCCAAATTGCCAGCCACCGGCTTCCTTGCACAACCATTCGAATTCCGGCCGATCCGCTACAAAACCCTGATTCATACTGTCGCTCCAAGTATGTTGTCAGCCAATTCCTCAACACGTTCACCCCATGCCGCTGTGAGTTCTCCCACAGCGTCTGGCAATGCTTTTACGGCTGTGCGTCCCATCATTTCAATGAGTGCATCCTGCGATTGTCTGCAGTGCTCAGCAGCCGCATAAGGTGTGCCGCCAAGCTGTTCACACACATCAGATAAGGTGTCCTGCCATTTCGCGTAGAATCGCTCTACGGCCGCTACCGGTGATTTTGTTTTCATTGCGGCCGCTACTCGCTGCTGCTCAATTGCAAGCAGTGGGCGAAGTCGGGAAACAATCGCCATTCGCTGGCGTGCGTCCGGCTCTAAATCGTCGTCGGGTTCAGGATTGTCTGGCACATCCTCCGGCTCATCGACTGGTTCAGTCACCGTGATGGCTGGATTTTTGTATTCATCCCCGCCTTCATACGGGTTCATTTCCAGTTTTTCGCGTGCCTCGTTAGGGCTCATCACCGTGGCTGCAATTAGTTTCGTCAAGTACTCCGCCTGTTTAAGCGGATCCATTCTCATCAGTGCGTTTGTGTTGAATTTGAAATAGTGCGTTTCACTAGTCAACTGGCGTTCCGTCAGCAGCGATCGATTGCAGGCCGCTTCAATGTGCACCAGCCAGCGGTTTAGGCAGTTCGTCAGGTAGGCAAGATGCTTTTCAGCGAGGCTGTTGTAAGAAACGCTGGAATCGTCGCCGAGAATTTCCTCAAGACAGAACCACATCGCAGCTTCCTGCCGCTGGAACAGTCGCTGCTCGATCCATTGCGAGTCCTTGCCGGACATAGAGACCATATTGGCCTTAATGCCCTCGCGTAGCATCGCCGTTTTGCCGGTGTTTTCTGCTCCGTCGTGAGCCTCACGAAACATCGACAAAAACTTTTTAGCTTCCTCCTCATTGCGGAACATTCCGCCAGGAGCTTCCAAAATAAGCGACCCGCTAAAGCCTTTTTTGGCGAGGTTCCTTACCTGATCTTCTGCAGACAAGCCGGCGTCCAGACTGTTGCTCATGACTGCCGAAGCATTCAGCCCAGCGAGCCCGTTGAAACTGAGGCCGTGCACGAAAAAAACGTCTTCATCTGGAAACCACACGGTTTGGCTGTCTTCCGTCACGCCGAGCAATTTCGCCAGCGGCTCATGCTTGCACAATACCGTGCCATGGTATCGCTTGCCCTCGTACCATTCGCTGCCGGAGCGGTCTGGCAATAGTGGATACAAGCCGACTGGCCGAGATCCTTCCCGCACAATCAGGCATCGCCAGTTACCGTAAAGCAGCAGGCTCGGCGCACCAAACATCTTCCATTCGGGAGCGGTCTGGTACTCGTTCGGGCGAGTATGAACAAGCTTATGCCCAGGGTGAGTACGCTCGACTGTGCTGCCACGCTCGAGCCGTCGATGGCAGTTTATAGGCAACTGCGAAAAGTGCCCGGCAATCTTGTTGACTGCGTACCATACTGGCGCATATTCAATTGCTCTTCGTGGCGTAACCTTAGAGTCGCCAAATTCCGGCGAAACGCCGAAAAAAGCACTCAAACCTGAGCCAATTCGTGTGATAAACCGTCTAAACAGGTCCATATTATGGGCTTTCAAACGATGAATAGAGAACCTGTAGGACGTGATGGAGCTAACATCGCTAAGCGAATCCCCATCAACAAGGCTACCGCAGCGTCTATTTTCTCGCTCGAATTCCGCTTATCGGGCATCATTTTACCTTGTGCATTGCTGGTTGTCATCATGTTAAGTGCACACCAGCGTAATATGTTGTCAGTCTTGTCTGGAGTGAATCTGTTTTCGCGAATTGCCGCCGATAGCTCTTGCATCGGCTCATGAAATTGAAAGCAGTTCTGCGGCATTTTTATCACTTCCAGACCTGCCTGTGATAGCTCATCACCTAATTGAGCTGCGTTGTATGGGTCATAGGCTACGGCACGAATTCCGATTTCGTCGGCAAGTTGCAAAAACACATCTCTGAGAGATGCAACGACGTATCGAACGACCGTCAATTCTCCGGTTGCGATCCATCCAGCCCATGGCTGTTTTTTTAGGTCTCGACTCGTTTCGTCGACGATGAATGATTTTGTAAACCCCTCATATCGCCAGATGGTTTTCCCGTCATCGTCTTCGTCTACCGGAAACCTCGCTACAACACCGAAGCTTGCGAGGTCATCACGGCCGCCAAGGTCGATTCCTGCAGTAATTGCGTCGGCGTCACGCCATGAGGACAGACTGTCAGCCATATCATCCCAATCGGCCGGCAGAATAAATCGTTCGTATGCCGACACCTTGCGATTGCAGTGGTATCGCGTGAAGCGATTAAGTTCTACCGGTGAGGTTTTCGCCTTTGCTGCCGCTTCCCTGAGCGACTCCAAACCGATTGAAACGTGAATATTTGGATTGGCTTTCGGCCACAGCGATTCGTCCAGTGCGTCGTCGTTTTCATCCAGTTCAAATATGTAGGAAAAATAAGACTCGTCTACGAAGTCGCCACGCACCACACCCGTTGCGTAGTTGTAATCCTCCTGCCAAAGCTGACTAGTATCGTCCCCTGCAGTAGTAAAGTCACCTATTAACGGCTGAGAACGGTTGCCCGAACCAGTCATCATTGTGTCATAAAATTTACGATGATGTTCACGCCATGCGTGCTTTTCATCCATCAGCACCATGTGAGGATTCAGTCCGTCAAACGGCTTATCGCTTCCAATGCAGTGGATGTACCCCTTGTTGTGACTGAACGTGATCTGCTTATTTATCGGAGTCGACAGGGCTTTTACGTGCTCAGATTGTCCTCGCATGCGTTCGATTTCCGCATACATCACCTTCTGCACCTGTTCGCGCTTTGTCGCACACAACACCACTTCGGCGACATCTTCCGGCCGTCCCGTAAATGGGTTCACATCTGACATCGCGCCGAGTATTGCAATTCCTGAGCCAAGCGTAGATTTACCGTTCTTGCGTGCCATCGTCCAAAAGAAACGACGGAACCTGCGGGTTCTGTCAGCGCATCGCTTCCACCCAAAAATATTCCAGATCCCGAACAATTGCCAAGGCTCAAGCACAAAGGGCATTCCCGAACATTTGCCGATAGAGTGCTTCAGTATTTGAGGGAAAAAATCACAGCATGCGGTAGCGGCATCGAGCGAAAAATAGTACGGAAACTCACTGCTGTTTTGCCGTTCAAGATCGTCGAGGTATCGCTGAATTGCAGCACGATGCGACACACAAGACGCAATGCGACCGCTCAACACGTCCTTGACGTATTTGTCAACTGCCTTGTGTGCCTCATGCTTTTTCATCCGCGTCCCATTCGTGCCATGATTTTGGCAAACGGATCCTCTTTTTCGTCATCGAGTTTCAGACTAGTCAATTTCTGCCGACTGGCTGGCGTCAGGCCCAACTCAGGCAGCAGTTTATTCATCTGCTCGCGAAACTTATTCATTTCTCCAACGTAAGCATTTTTTGCAATAAAGGTGTTTCCGGCTTTGTCGACTCCTTCAATTGCCAGTCCAGTGTTTGCGACCTGCTCACGTGCCTCCATCCATTTTGCATAAGCGGTGCAATACGCGATTAGTATTTCTCGCGTGTCCGATGACAACACACCATTCAGTTTCAGGTCCGCACTTAACTCTGCCCACTTTTGCGATTCACGATCGTCAAACCAGTCCGGCATTTGTGGACATTTTCCATCCGCAACCGGAGCAGCCTTGTTCTTGCGTTTCGGATTCTTGCGAAACGCGCCCGTCGCTTCTTTGAGTTCAGCCGCTAACGGCTTTCTACCTCTCACCATTATTAAGAACCCCCAATTTTGTGGAGACATGCCTGTGCATAAACAGGCTATCAGGGACGACTGATCTCCAACATTATCACCGCCCCCCTGCCTGTTGCCTCGCTAGCTCAATTGATCTATGACATGTGACACACAGTGCCATGAGGTTGCTCCATTGCAACCTAAGCCATGGTGCTTCTGTAATGGGCACTATGTGGTGCACTTCCTCTGCAGCAACAGCCTTACCATTATTCGCACACTCTGTGCACAGTGGATTGTCTTTAATGAAACGATCTCGCAATTGCTGCCAGTCCCAGCCATAGCCTGCCTGTGTTGTACCTTGCCTCGCTCTTTTCCTGCCACGGCCGCACTGTGTACACTCCTTGTTTCGCAGTGCAAGCACGGCACCACATGCACACAGCTTTAGCGTCATGTGTCTGCCTTCGGTGCTGCTACCACACTGCACACCCCTTGCAGATACATGGTCATTGGTGCTGCTGCATCACGTAGAGCGAACCGCAGTGTTCTCTCTGATGCTGTCACTGCAGACGGATACGCAAATGTCACGACGTTGTCACTCGTTCCACCGACGGAAATATCTGCATTGTCTACTGTCGCCACATCCAACCCTGACAAAGTTTCGAAAATAATCTTTAAAGTTTTTCCGCTGAGGTCTACAGCTGTGGTTCCATCGGATTGATATACAGTAATAGTCTGACTTATCGTCTCTCCGACTACGGGCACTAACGTCACTCCGGCACTTCTGTTTGCCACGATCCCTGTGGCTGGCAGGACTGTGACCACGGTTGATGCTGCACTTACCGGATACTCATCCTGCACCAGTGTGGACCCAACCGCCAACCACCCATCCCGCACCGGCCCGACCGCATCATGCAACCGTGCTGAAGCAATGGCTGAAATGCTTTCCGCAACCGTCGCGACGAATCGACCTGAAGACGCTGGAGACTCTGACAACGCATCGCCGCCAGTGTTGATTAACACGCCCGCGGTGGTGTAGAGGTAGAGCGTCAGGCCGGTTTCACCAGTAAGTTCTGGTGCTGTCCATGCAATGTCAGCCATTGTCGGTCTCTGGTGTTGGTGGTGATTTGAGTGCGTCGATCAGCGACAAAGCGGTGGCACCGATCTGCTGGGATTCTTCGAGCGACTTGCCCTGCTGCAGTGCCGCTGCACCGATGCGAACGAGCTGTTCAATCTGATTGATTTGTTCTGGTGTCATGGGGTTGGTTCTTCTGGTTCTGAAGTAGGCACTTGCCATGCGGCTTTTAACTCTCCGACGATAATTCGGAACTGAGGGGTGCCCGGCGTTCCCTCAGTCGATAGCTCCCACGCAGGAGACAAGTATGCTTCCGGTAATATCGCTTCAGTGCCTTCTGCACCAAGCAACTGGGTACAGAGTGTTCTGATTGTAAGCAGGATCTCATATGCAGCTTCCCGCATCTGTACCAGAGATTGCAAATCGATGGCATCTACAACTTCCTGTTGTTCCGCCTGAGTGCGTGATGCACCTTTACCCGGCTCACTCACTGACCATGTGCTGTGATAACCATGCTTCAGATCCTGAATAATCTTCTGGACCGTCTGGTTGGCAAGGATCGTGATGTTGTCCGCTATCTGAACCGCTGGAAATGGTGTTGTCGGACGTGTGAAAATCTCTGTCATGATCAAACTCCTAATAGAGCCAGCATTGCAGCTGGGTTTATGCTTGGGGAAGCTGCAGCAACGTAAGTGATGTCTAAGTACACCACGTCAACATCTACTAAAGAATCGGGAGAGGCACCGCTGTAAGTCAATTCGAAGGCTGGTGCCGAGCCGGCAATCTCCCCATACGATCCGGAAATTGACATGCTGATCCAGCCAAAAGACCCCGCAGGTTGAGAGCCAGCAAAGGTTCCAGTATACCATGTACCGTTGAGTCGAATACGCCCGGCACTTAGATATCCGTCGCCGTTCGAATCAGTCTGCATTCGCACCCACAGCACTGCGGCAGACATTGTGCCCGAAGCTGCCGGACTACCGAGCGACCACTGTTGAGCAGCACCGAGGGCTGTTTCAGAAATACCACAAGTCGCACCGTCCCCTGCTGCTGGTTGCGTCACAACATCATCGATATTCGCCGCATTAGTCACAGACCATACTGAATTGATGGCGGCTGATGGTCGTACAATTTCGCTTGGCATCAGTTCTTCCCCGTGTGCCAGCCCAGGTAAGTCCCCGAACCAGTTCGTTGAAACATGATGCTGTCAGTTTTATTAATCGCCGTGCTGATTGTCGGAGCCGCACCAGAGTCAGTCAGCCATGTGATGCCGGATGGCCATATCACAGTGCCCGGTGTACCTGACCCCGATGTTTGCAGGACCAGCAGGAATAACTGGTTCGCCGAGTCACCTGAGAACGCGATTGTGATGTTGCCTGAAACAGGTCGAGTAACATGATGCAGGTTGCTGCCCGTGTCACTCAGCAGCAGCGTTGCCGTGGCAGCACCGGCGGGCGTGTAGGTGCTCCATGTAGGAGCATGTACCAGCGTTCGCTGCGTCTCACCTGATGCGTAAAACACCTGTGGGTTTCGTCGTGTCGTGCCATCCGAGCCACGGTAGACCAGAT